TATGGTGGGCAACATTAACTGCTTATGATACTGAGATAGTAGCAAAAGCTTTTGGAAAATGGGTTGCTTCATCTTCTTATATGCCTACTCCATCAGATATACTTGGTTTATGTAAGGCTCAATCAATAGAATATACTAAATTAGCTCCTCCAGTTATTTCTAAAGAGCAATCTAAAGAACATTCAAATAAAGTTAATCAGTATGTTAATAGCAATAGCTTTCAACATCATAAAAGTTATAAGAATTGGGCAAGGAAAATTATTGCTGAGCCAAAAAAATATCCTGCTATTTCTTTAAAATTTGCTACAATGGCAATAAATGATAAAACTCCGATGGAAAAAAATTAATGATTATTGTATAGAATCAAATGAAATAACTATTACTAAAGCAAAAGTAATAAATGAAACTAAATATGTATTATGGCAAAATGGAAACTTAATAAAGGTATTTAAAACGTCAGATGAAGCTAAAAATGAAGCCATGGCACTTATCCAAGCAAAACCTGCCTTATTTAATAAATCAATTAACTGAATTATTAAACCAAAACCAAAAATTACTCATTACAGTATCAGATGATGACCCTCAGCGAACCGATAGTCAAAATAAGCGTTTATGGGGATTTCTATATAAATCTGTAGGCGATCACTTAGGTTATACTTCTGATGAAATTCACCTTTTATGTGGGTATAAATTTTTGCGTGATATAAAAACTATTAATAATGAACCTGTTGAATACATTAAAAGCACAACTAAATTATCGACTGCGGATATGCAAAATTACCAAAATCAAATAGAAACTTGGGCAATTTCTTTAGGATGGGGTGGTTATGAACTACCGCAATCCTAAACTACTTAAACTAGCTAAAGATGCACCATGTATGATATGTGGGGCTATGGATGGCACTATAGTAGCAGCACACTCAAACCAGTTAAGAGATGGTAAAGGTACGGGCATTAAATCCCATGATTTCAGATGTTCTTTTTTATGTAATTTATGTCATACTATGATTGATAATGGTAAAGAATTATCTAGGGAAGAACGCGTAGATGTATGGGAAGATGCACATAGAAGAACAATAGCATGGTTATTTAATAGCGGACACTTAGAGGTAAAATAATGGACAAAAAAGGATAAATAATGTCTTTAACAATAGAATATAAATTAACTAATGATTTAATTCCTTATATTAACAATAGCAGAATTCATAATCCTGCCCAAGTGCAACAATTAGCAGCAAGCCTTAAAGAATTTGGATGGACAAATCCTATTTTAATTGATGATGAAAATGGTATTATAGCAGGGCATGGAAGATTGCTTGCGGCTCAATTATTAAATCAAGATAAAGTTCCAACTATAAAATTGTCTAATTTAAGTGAAGGGCAAAGAAAAGCTTATATTATTGCTGATAACAAACTTGCTTTAAACGCAGGATGGGATGAGGAATTATTAAAAATTGAATTTGAAACTTTAAAAGAAATTAAAGATATTGATTTAACAATAACAGGGTTTAATGTTGATGAAATTAATATTTTATTTAATGGTTGGCAATCAGATATAGATTCTATGGAAAGCATTAAAGCTCTTGATAGCTTAAATAAAGAAAGAATTATTATTAAATGTGAGCCTCATGAAAAAGATATGGTATGGGAAGCGGTAACTAATGCAGTTGATAGTCTTGGTTTAAGTAATGTTGAAATTACCTAAACTTAACTTACTTGTTGCATTTCCTTATTTTTCAAAATCTATTTATGAATTATTATTAACTAAAGACCCAGATAGTTTTAGATTAATTATTGATTCAGGTGCGTTTACTGCATGGAATACAGGGAAACAAATATTATTAGATGATTATGCTAACTTTCTAAAAACTATTCCTAAACAATGGGAATATAAAACAGTTCAGCTAGATGTATATGGAAACCCCGAACAAACCTATATTAATTATTTAAAAATGTTAGATATGGGATTTAAAGATATTATGCCTGTTTTTACTAGAGGGGATACTATTGAAAGGTTAGAAGAATTTTATTCTTATACTGATTACATTATGTTTGGTGGTATAGCTGTTGGTGGCGAAAATAGTAATTATGTAAAATGGTTTTGTGAAATGAATAAAGAAAGAAAAGCTCATTGGCTTGGGTTTGTTAATATGGCATTTATTAAGCATTACAAACCATTTAGTGTCGATAGTAGTTCTTTATATTCAGCACAAAGATATGGCAATTTGCAGTATTATGTTGGCAATGGTAATTTAAAGACTATACATAGGACAGAGCTTTATAAAAAACCACCAGCTCAAGTTATAGAATATTTAAAAAAATTAAATTTTACAATGAAAGATATTGCACTCCTAGCTCATCAGGATGCATGGGAAGGTGGAGCATCACCTCCCAAAACAGGAAAAGTAAGAGGCATGGCTAGTTTTATGAATGTAACAAGCCATCTAAAAAGAGCAATAGAAGTAGAAAAACATCTTAAAACTAAAATTTATTTAGCTTTAGGAAATGCCGATCAAATACAAAATGTATATGACGCTTTAGAATTATTATATGAAAGGTAATTATGAGTGATACAAAAGATTTAACCCTGCTTGGTTCAAACAATACAGTATATGAAACGCATTATACTCCTAATATTTTAGAGAAATTTGAAAACCAATTTCCTCAAAATACTTATGTTGTTGAATTAGAATGTCCTGAATTTACACATATATGTCCAAAAACAGCACAACCTGACTTTGCTAATATTACTATTCGTTATTCACCTGATAAATATTTAGTAGAATCTAAAGCATTAAAGCTTTATTTATTTGGATTTAGAACACATGGTTCGTTCCATGAAGATTGCATTAATACTATTGCTAGTGATTTATTTAAACTAATGGAACCAAAATGGATTGAAGTGCGAGGAGATTTCATGCCAAGAGGTGGTATTTCAATTAATCCAATAGTAAGAATAGAAAAATGAATATAGTAATTGCTGATGGTAAATCATTAGCATTTGAAGATCAGCTTAATCAGTTAATTAAACTCACGAAACCTATGACAAAGGAAATTGGATATGTATTTCCCATAGTGTATAGAGAGCAGGCTCAAAAAGGTAATTTATTGTTATTGATGGCAGGAAAATCAGTCGTTGGTTTTTGTAACTTTAATGTTAGGCGAAAAGATCAAGTTGCCGTAATATATGAAATAGCTACCCATCCTGCTATAAGAGGTAAAGGCGGTGGTAAAATGCTTATTAATGAAGTATTAACAAGAGCAGAAGTAATCCAATTGAAATGCCCTATTGATAATAAAAGCAATAGTTTTTATAATAAGATTGGCAAAAAAATAAGAGTTGATGATGGAAAAAAACGTCAACTTAATGTGTGGCAGATAACCAATAAAACTGTGCAAGGGAATATATGAAATTACATAATAGTGCTATGGTTGTTCTATCAGGTGGTCAAGACTCAACTACTTGTTTATATTGGGCAATTAAAAATTTTGATGAAGTGTATGCGATAACATTTGATTATGGTCAAAAGCATAGCATAGAGTTAGAGTCAGCTAAAAAAATAGCAAAATTAGCAAATGTTCCACATGAAACAATTCATGTTCCTCAAATTTTAAGAAGCCGCAGTCCGCTTACTAATCCTAATGAAAAGCTAGAAACCTATAATAACTATAGCGAAATGGATAAAATTATAGGGGATAGAGTAGAACTTACATTTGTCCCTATGCGTAATGCTTTCTTTTTAACTCTTGCTGCAAATTATGCTTTAGAAAAAGATTGTTATGCCTTAGTAACAGGAGTATGCCAACAAGATAATGCTAACTACCCTGATTGCCGAGTAAAATTTATTGAAAAACAAGAAGAAACTATTAATGAAGCATTGGGAATAGATTATTTTAAAATTTATACCCCACTTATTGTAATGACTAAAGCTCAAAGTATTACATTAGCAGAGTCATTACTTGGTTGCATGAGTGCATTAGCTTATTCACATACTTGTTATGCAGGGGAATACCCACCTTGTGGAAAATGCCATTCTTGCGTACTAAGAGCTCAAGGGTTTAAAGAAGCAGGGGTTAATGACCCTTTAATTGAAAGAGCTAAAAATGAGTAAAATGATAAAAGGCAAAATAAAATTAGCTAACGGATCATTTTTTGCTAATGACAATATATCTGAATATCTAAACGATTATGATTTAAAAGAAATTGAATCTAATGTGCAAGCTGCTATTATTAATTTATTAGATGCTTTAATTATTGATACAGAAAACGACCATAATACAAAAGAAACAGCTAAAAGAGTTGCTAAAATGTATGTGCAAGAAGTATTTAAAGGTAGGTATTTGCCTCCTCCTAAAATAACAGACTTTCCTAACGCTAAAAATTTAGATCAGATTTATACTATTGGTCCCATATCTGTTCGTTCTGCTTGTTCTCACCATTTAGTGCCTATTGTTGGTCAAGCATGGATTGGAGTTATACCTAGCGATAGAGTTATTGGTATATCTAAATTTAATCGTTTAACTGATTGGGTAATGTCAAGACCTCAAATACAAGAAGAATCAACTGTGCAACTTGCTGATGAGATAGAAAAAAGAATTAAACCTAAAGCGTTAGCAGTTATAGTAAAATCTACTCATATGTGTATGACATGGCGAGGGGTTAAAGATAATAATTCAAGTATGACTACTTCAGTTATGCGAGGGTTATTTAGAAATGATGCAGCAGCAAAGGAAGAATTTTTAGCTATAATTAAAGGGCAAGGATATTAATATGTGGCAAGCTCATAGGTATCACGATATTTCAACTGGTCATAGAGTGTATAAGCATGAAACGAAATGCAAGCATGCTCATGGGCATAATTATCGAATTCATTTTCATTGTGGCGGCACTCTTGATAGTGTAGGTCGTGTTATTGACTTTTCAGCTATAAAAGAACATTTATGTATGTGGGTTGAAAATAATTGGGATCATAAATTTTTATTATGGCAAGATGACCCTTGGGTTAAAGTATTTCAAGAAATAGACCCTGAAGGCTTAGTGGTTGTTCCATTTAATCCTACTGCTGAAAATATGGCAGAATATTTAGTAAAAGAAGTAGCACCTAAACAATTGTGTGGGACAGGTGTAAAATTAATAAAATGTATTATTGAGGAAACAAGAAAATGCTCCGCAAGCTACGACCTTTAACTTGGGAAGAATTTGATAAAGCAGTTATTAATATAGCTAACTATTTTCATCATACTCCTAAAGCAATCTATGGACACCCACGAGGCGGATTATGTCTTGCAGTTGCCTTATCACATAAGATGAAACTGCCTTTACTTGATTACCCAGAAAAACACTCTTTATGGGTTGATGATGTAGTAGAAACAGGAGTTACCTTAAGAAAATTTCTTAATGATGATTTATATTATGCAACATGGTTTGGTCCAAAAGAAATGACTAGCTTATATTCTGTAGAAACTATTAATAAAGATGAATGGTTAGTATTTCCTTGGGAAAATTACAAAGACGCAAAAGAAGATATGGTAAACTATGTTATATCCCGTGAATGAAATATTTGAAACTATACAAGGGGAAGCTACTTTTACTGGTACTCCAGCAGTCTTTATAAGATTGCAGGGATGTCCTGTTGGTTGTGGATGGTGTGATACTAAACACACATGGGAAGTTAAACAAGAAAAGAAAGTATCATCTGAAATTATTTTTTTAAAAAATAGTGATAGTGAAGATTACGCAAGCTTTAGTACTGATGAAATAATTAATGCTTTAAAACAATATAAAGCAACCCATATAGTTTTAACAGGTGGTGAGCCATGCTTATATGACTTAACTGAATTAACTACTGAACTATTAAATTATGGTTATGCTGTTCAAATTGAAACTTCTGGCACCCATGAGATTAAAGCAGATACTAGAACTTGGATTACAGTAAGCCCTAAAATTAATATGGATGGCGGCTTTAAAGTATTAAAAAGCTGTATTTTAAAAGCAGATGAAATTAAACATCCAGTTGGAAAAGAAAAGGATGTAGATTTATTAATAAATTTATTTAAAGAGCTTGATATAGATATAGCAAATCAAGATATATGGTTACAACCATTAAGTCAAAATAAAAAAGCAACGCAAGTATGTATTCAGCAAGCAACTTTAAACAATTGGAGGATAAGTGTTCAAACCCATAAGTATATTGATGTAAGGTAATTATGCACATTGATAGACTTCTTAATATGCTAGATGATTGGAAAAAATGGATGGTTGTTGATGACCATAAATTAGGTTTCCCAACAAAGTCTTCTGGATTATACTCTGGAGGGTCGTATACTTCTCTTTCTGATATGTGCGAAATACAAGATTTAAACAATGTAAGAACACTTCATGCAGTTATTATTAGTTTGCCTAAAGAAGAACAAGATGCAATTTTTCATAAATATTTGCATACTAAAAAGCCTTACGCATATGAATTTAAGTTAGAATTGGCAATGAAAGCTATTTTATTGTTAATATCACAACGAATCGCTTGACTTATTACTAGCTTTATGGTAATTTACACAAGTGGGAAAAGCTCGTCCAAAATTTATACTCTAGGAATTCAAATGAAATCTAAATCATCTGCAAAAGTTAAAAAAGTTATGAAAGAATTTGGCAAAGGTGAACTTAATATGGGTAAATCATCAAAGAAAGTTACCAATCCTAAACAAGCTGTAGCTATTGCTTTATCTATGTCTAAAAAACCTTCTAAGAAAAAATAAGGAATTTTATTATGCCTGGATTATTAAACCCAAATCAACCTCAACTTAGCAATTATGAAAAGCAAATGCTAAGAATGGGAATGCCAGTAACTCCTCCTAATTATTCTCGAGAATATCAAATGCCTCAGCAACAAACAGCTCCTAATTATTCCCGAGAATTCCAAATGCCTTCACAAATGCCAAATTACAATCCTACTATGACTAATTTGCCTCCCAATGCTGGTGGTTTAAGTGCAAACAATTCACCTCCACAATATAATGGCACAGGCATAGAATCTTTTTTAAGACAAATTCTTGGTAATCAAGTGTATGAAAATGCTTTCAATCCTCAAGAAGTCTATAATAGAGAAATGATGACAATGCCTCCTCAAGAAGATATGATACGCAATTACTATAATTCTTTACCAAGACAATAAGAAACATAACTATTAAACAACAAAAAGGATAAGTCATCATGCCTATGGTCGGAAAAATGAAATTTGCTTACACAGAAAAAGGTAAGAAAGAAGCTAAGTCTTATGCGAAGAAGTCAGGTAAGAAAGTAGTTGCTAAACCTGCAAAAAAAGGCATGAAAAGTGGCTACTAAAACTGGACTTTATGCCAACATCAACGCAAAGAAAAAACGTATTGCTCAAGGCTCTGGTGAGAAGATGCGTAAGGTAGGCTCTAAAGGTGCTCCTACAGCTATGGACTTTAAAGAGTCAGCTAAAACAGCCAAACCTGTAAAGAAGGCAAAAAAATGAAGGGCGTTAAACATTACTTGCCTAACGGCACAGAGTTTAAAGGTGCTACTCACAAAATGCCTAGTGGTTTATTCACAGGTAAAACACACACACCATCATCTAAAAAGCTTGTGCATTATAAAGACATAAAGAAAAAATGATTAAGAAGGGTAAGGAAACATTCTCAGGTTATAACAAACCTAAGAGAACACCTAATCACCCTAAAAAATCTCATGCAGTATTAGCTAAAGAAGGCAGCACCGAAAAACTTATTAGATTTGGACAAAAAGGTGTTAGTGGCGATAAAGGCGATACACCAAGAGCAGCTTCTTTTAAAGCAAGACATTCTAAAAACATAGCCAAAGGTAAAATGTCAGCAGCTTACTGGGCAAACAAAGTTAAGTGGTAATTTAATAATTAGGAGGCAACGACCCGTAATGGAGTTGCATATAAAATGGTTACTTTCGGAGTTATAAAGGGTTCAAAATGCAAGGTATAGAGCATAACCCTAATGAAACAGATAAGAATCTAGTTAAAACACTTGCAGCAGTAGGTGTTACCTATGAAGATATAGCTAGTAAACTCAATATTAGCTCAGATACATTAGTTAAATACTATAAAAAAGAATTAGATGATGGTCGT